CTGCTTTGCGTTTCTTCATAGCACGTGGGCAGTTAGGATCCTTCCAATCAGCTGGCCATTGACCTTTTAATATCTGAAATCCACCACTGTCACCCAACATGAATGTACCTTCTTCACGTTCACGAATGATTGATTCACTTGGATCATCAACTGTAGTATCTAAATTAGCGTGACCAGCACTGTATAGTCCCCACTTGTAATAGTAAAGACCTTCACGACTATTAAGAAAGTTTAATTTTTCAACATCACCATTAAAACTGGCAGGGATACGTGCTTGGTCAAAATAATTCTGACCCTTGCGTTGCTTACCCAAGCCAGCAATATAAAAACTACTGACTGCGGGTAAAAACAATGCCCAGTCTGGGTTATGCTTTGCTGATAGATTATCTTGTTTCAAACTGTTACTTCTTTCTTAATCAAGATTTTAACCATTTCTAGTTGTTCTTGCTTTTGCATAATAGTATCCATCAAGTCTTTGATAGCAGGGTTATTCTCTGCTAGTGCTTTTAATTCAAGTTCTTCTCTCATTTTTTTTTCTGCCCAATCAAGCAATTCTTCTGCATAAGGTGTCAATCCTAACCTAGGATTGTTCACATTAAGTGGACGCCACATATTACCATCATACACTTCCATAGTTTGAGTATTAGTATTGAATCTTAGATTGCCTACACCTTGTGCTCCGCTTGGGTTAACAATGTGATTGGACCCCGTACTGTAGTTTACCTCTACATATTTACCTATAGTAGTAATACTTGTTATCATTTCTTATTTGCTGGAAGTAAGTATACATAAGTTGCGATACCACTATCAACTGTAATCTCAGTCGCACCTTGTTCGCTAATCTTAACTTTCTTGTCACCAACTAAATCCATGATAGCCAAGAATTCTTTAACGGGCCAACGATGTGTACCGGCTAGTGTTCCAGTAACTGGCGTATTGAATACAAAGTTACCACTATGAGTTGATGCATCGCCAAAATATACTTTCAAATCACTGCTATCAGTTTTGAATATAAAATGTTCTTCTTCGCTATTAGCCTGTGATTGTTTCTTTAGACGTTGAATACCAGCCACTGTGGGTTCAAATTCAACATTCCATTTAGCACCTTTGAATGATACACTCTTAACTTTTTCATCAACTACGCTTTTAAGCATAAGACGATAATCGTTAATGAAGTCACCAGTCTTTGTTTCAAAGTGAATAGTAGAAGGTACATCTACACCATCACGCTGAGTTCTAATAACATTGATTTTAGCATCTTTGTCATAATCATCAAATCCAATGATTGTTTTGAGTTTGTTCAAGTTAGGCATACCAAATACACCGATAAAGTCGGCAATTGGATCTTTGAATATACCACTGATGATAACGCTTTTATTCTCTGCTACAGCATTGATTGCTGTTTCAGTATCCGTACCAGTAACTTTAATAAGTTCAATAGTGCCAAGACCAAGAGTATGGTCAATTAAGTCTTTTAAATAATCTTTCATTTTGTTTCCTTTGTTTAAAATATTTAGGAGTTCCTATCACGTATTATAGTGGAATATAATGTGATAGTCAACACCAGTTTAACCGAATGTGAATAAGTCATCAAATGTTGAATTTGTATTGATGTTTGACTTGATATCCCAATCTAATACCCCGATCAAGTTATCAATCTTTTCATCTACTAATGTTGATTCCATTAGTAAGTCATCAAATGGCAAGTCTTTGAACCACTGTGGTAATCGTAGTTCGTCAACTGGATATGCAATACTAGTGAAACCCAATGCATTGTCTTTAAGTTTACACACTACAATTTTCATACCATCTATAATCTTTTGACTATAGTTATCACCATATACTCTGCGTAGATAGTTCCAGTTAATTGCTGCTCGGGCATGACCAACACCACACTTACCAGTTTTTTCAAACACAAGAGTATGTTTGGTCAAGTTATTAACTGATTTAGGAGAACCTTTTGTCCAACTGTCCTGAGCACCCAAAATGCGCTTGAACTCTTTAACCCGATCAATCACATCTTCACGACCCTTACCCTGTTGAATAACCATCTGTAGTACATCCATCAAGAATTCTTGAATATACTTAGGAGTATCAGCACGTTTCAAGTCAAGACCCATTGCTTTGATATCACCCATCTTACCTTCTTTATCCTTACGCTTACCTTCCTTATCAAAGATATTGATAGCATAGCGTTTCTTTGTGATAAAGATAGCACGATCACCAATCAATTCACGACCAGCTTTGATGATAGCTCCATTCTTTCTTGGGGCATGAAATGCACGTTCCATGAATGAGGGGAAACTTTCATTAGCTTGGTCAGCAATACTGTCATATAACTTGATACAAGTTTCTTTATTCCAATCTAATTCACCGTTTGCTATTTGCGACTTGAGAATAGGATATGCAGTAAAGTAACAACTGTCAGTATCACCATATACAATAGCATTGCCATCATGTGCATATTCACCTGCGATTGTTTCATTGATGGTACTCATCATATGCTTAACAATTTGACGACCACTTAGTGTAACACTTTGACCTATACGTTTGTCATAGAATCTACAATGTTCGTTCAATAGTGCGCCATATGCAGAGTTCAACAAAATCTTACGCACAAGCTGACGCTTATCATAATATTCATATTGATCAGTGCCATATGCTGATTTGGCTTTGGCTTGCATTTCTTTACGTTCACTATACCAGCGAGTAAGTAGTCCCGGAACAACACCCTCTTTTTCGTAAGTAAAGATTGTACCGTTAGCACTTAGCATCCAAGGCTTGTGACTATCAAAGATCAACTTCCAAATCTCGGCTGCACTCATTTCTACTGACCTGCCATCTTCATAGTCTAATGTCAACATAGTGCCACGTTCTTGATTCATAATAGCTGTATATTCTAATACGCTAAACAAGTTTTCCCATAGAATAGCACCAGTAACGTCCTCATCACCTTCTTTGAAACGTTTTTTAAGACTAGCTAGTTGCTTGCCTTTGTCGTCCATGTATTTGTCAGTTAATGTCTGTCTGACCTGACCAATGATGGTTTCGCCTGCCATGTTGAGGGCACGAATAACCGAGGGATAGAGCGAGTTGATGTCAACTGCTCCGACATATTCGTGCATACCTCTTTTCGGCGTAGCAACGAAGGCACCTGCCGCTGGAGTTGTTTCTTCTGCATTTTCATTCCTTCTTTTTTTATCCGGGACTACTAAACCGCGTTCATGCGCTTCATTGAAAATAGCCATTTCAATCATAGCTACAGAACCCATTACTGTTGGCAGTAATACTGTATTCTCATGTGCCAGCTGGTTAGCTAGTTCTAAGAATTTGAGTTTGTTGTGAATCTTCACCAACAACATGGTATCTTGCCTATTGTATTCAATAAACTTCTTAAAGTCTTTGTTATACAACTGGTCAAGCGTACCTTCATATTGAGTTTTGTTTTCCCCTACTTCCATCTCACCGATGGCATCTAACTTGTATGAATGTCGTGATTCATAGTTATATTTCTTGTAGAGTTGTAAGTAGTCCAAGTGAATACGACCAACCAAGTCATATGTTTGTTCTTCTTTACCGAACCGTTCATATGTGCGGGGTTTAGGAAGTTGACCCATCAAACAAAACTTTCGGGTGTCATCCTTACTCATTACTCTTGTGACACGATTAACCATGTAAGGTATGTCATACCCTTCACTGTTCCAGCCAGTCATTACATCACTATCTTCAATGAGTTGAAAGAAAACATCAAACATATCCTTCTCATTGGTGAAAAGCATACAGTTTTCAAACTCATTAGAAATTTCTTGCGCTGTCTCTGGTGACATATGCTTGGGGGCAATGACCAATGTAACCAATGTATCTTGCCAATCTAAATATAAGGAAATAGCAGTTACAGGATTGAATGGGTCACTAGTAGGACTGAAACCCTTCTCAGGATCAAAGTCTACTTCAATGTCAAAGAAGCAAGCATGAAGTTTAGGAACGTCTGCCTTAAGATAGTTTTCACTAAGACAACGAAATGTTACCGGTACATCACTTTCAAATAATTTCTTACCTGAATGAATGCGTTTTTCTTTTTCAAACTCTTGACGTTTGCGTGTACTGAAACGACTTACAGGATTACCAAATATACTACGATGCTTACCCTTATGATCAGGATAGTAGAGTACATAGTTTGTGGGATATTCTTTGTATTGACGCTTTCCGTTCTGATCACGTTCAACTACAAAAATTCTATCGTCATCCCTAGAATGAACCGCATCCACGTAACTCAAATTGTTTTGCCCACAGTTTCTAAAATTGTATTTAATTCTTCATGATCAGCATTTGTTTGACCAAGACTTGCTTTGTGTGCGACGGTAATTGCTTTCTTAAGAATACCAGGTTTAACTTCTAGTTCTTCTGCGATAGCCTTGACAGTTTCAGATAATCCCTCACGTAGAGTATCAATCTCGTGTAATACTACCATTCCTTCATTCACTAATTGAACCAGTTTAGCTTTTTGCTCACCGGTAAACATTTTACTACTCATAGTTTCTCCTTGTTAAGTAATTAGTATACATGCCTTGCGTAGAAAAGTCAAACATTTTGCTGATTTTCTACAATCTTTTTAACCACAGTTTTCAAACCGGGGTTAATATGTAATGCGTGTGGCATTAGATGTGTTCTTACATAGTTACGCATGTATTTTGTGTCATCATTGCTATGATCGTGACACCAATCAATAGCTTTTCGTTCGCACCAGTTAACAAATTCACTTTTACGTGTAGTTAGAAATGGGCGTACAACATTGTTTCTTTTTGCTGGGATTACCTTAGACTGTCCATGCATTGATGACCAAAGATATGTTTCTACGCAGTCATCCAGATGATGTCCAGTAATAATTGGGCCTAATGAATCACCGATGCTGTCTAAGAAGTCATAGCGTTCATTACGCCAATGTTCTTCCATGCTAAGTTCTTTGGGTTTATTGTTTTTGATCATTCCAACAATAAGAGGGAGACTACGATCAGCGGAGAATTTATCAACGAATTCAAATGCACGTTCACTATTCTCGGTTCCATGATGGAAAAATGCACAAGTAACACTGTGTTTCTGAGAAAGGAAATCTGTAATAGCAACCGAATCAACTCCGCCGCTAAGTGCAACCACAATTTTGTTTGGTAATGGAAAGAGAAGTTTTAGCATCTATGCATTATAGCATAGAATACGTTTTATTGAAAGATTTCTGGGTGATCTTTGCCGAATATCTTCATTGCCTTTCCGGCGGTCATATCTGCTAGCATTTCAATTGGGCTACCTGGATAACTGTCACCTGGTTTAATCATGTTCAATTCACCCTGACGTACATGGGTAAGTTCGTGGTAAACAGTACGCATAATATCAACCATATTACGATTAGCAACGTATACCCAAACACTGTTATCATTTTCTGAATGACGACCGGTATGATGACCTTCTTGTGCTTCTTCAGTATCGTAACTGAATTCAAATTTAGGTGTTGATTGCAAATTAAGTTGTTGACTAGCCCACTGAATGAATTTCTGCATTATTGGATTATCTTCCAAGAAGTTTGGTTCATCGTTTGCTTCATCTAGTTTATTCTTAACCCATTCATCCGGTGATCGTTTGAATTTGTGAACAAACAAGTCATGCAATGCTTTGCCAGTAATACTATGTCTATTTGCTACTTGACGCATTAATTTGTCAATGGTAGTATAATCGTGCTTTTGTAGTGAAGGCAATCGTTTTGCTAATTCTAATGCAGCGGATTCAATAATGATGTGTTCTGTAAGCATTATATATTTATCAAAAGTGCTCACTTTAACGAACTAAATGGGTAGCGATTCCTATTCGTTGGCCAGCAGCCGGCCACACGGCCCTAAGGGTGTTCTTTACCAAGAACTTTCTTTAAGTTCTAGTGTGTATTTGTCAAATCTTTTTAATCGTGCTAAGAATTCATTAGATTCTTCTGATACTATTCCAGTTAGTTCTAGTATGATTCTATCGGAAGCGCCTGCATTTGCGCTAGCATAAGAAGTTTTGTGCCAATCAACACTATACACATCTCCTGCTTTCCATCCAGTATGTATATCATTATCAAAGCAATAGAAATGTCCCGGTTCCCAATCTGTTAAATGAATGCAGATTCTTTTAATAGTAAAGGGATTATCCAAATGATAATGTTCTAGATTGTCTTTAATGAAAGGGCTTACTTTATTTGTCTTTTGTATATCTAAATTAATATTGCAATCTCTAAGTTTGAATAGATTGCTTATTTGTTGGAGCAATTTATCATTGATATTACTCCAATCACCTACGAGTTTACCTAATTTTGTAATGTTCATACTGATATTTAGTATGATATATTATTGTTAATATTAAACTTAATTGCACCAACTAGTTTTAGCTTCTCCGTAATATTCTCGGGCAAAACCTTGACTAATTAACATTTGTCTAAGGCTTTGTCCATTTAATATTACATCACCTAACACACGCCCACCATACTTGTCCCAATCCATAAGAACAACTTGTCGTTTAGTTGCTACTTCAATGGCATGCTTAGTAAAAGCAGTTGCTGCTTGACCTTTTTGATCCTCACTAGGACATTTTGCCCTAAACCCTTTTTCCGGAGTATCAACACCAAACACACGAATACTTAATTCTTTCTTCAATGGGGCAGGTAAGAACAGAGCTTGAAATGCCACAGTATCACCATCAATAACCCTAGTTATCACGGCATCATATGTTACACCTTCTTTTTGTTTTTGTGCTAATACAACACTAGATAGTATTGATAATGCTATTAATAATATTATTTTTTTCATGTCTGTCATCCAATCCCATTATATTTTGCTAACCTTTTGCTATATCTAATTCAACTAGTTGTCTGTATGGTTCATCACCAGTCCATCTATCGCCCTGTACTCTTGTTTCTTCTAATGCAGTACTTGCATCAAATGGGTTTTTAACTAATTGACCAGTCTGACTAATTAATCCTTGACTCATTGCTTGAATCATATCATCGGTTACAAATCTTCTACGATTTGCACCACGCAAGAACACATTAACTTGAATAGGCTCGTCACCTTTCATTTTAATCCAGTGTGTCATTCTATTGCGACCTTCGTGATTACTCACTTTACCTAATTGGCTAAAATCTCCATCTTCCCATTCAACTGGATCTTTAATCTCCAAGAACGGATAAGCAATCTTTCCCCCACCTTGCATATGCTTTTCAACATCAGCATTTCTATCACTTGCTCCCAATGGATGTGATAGTTTTAAGAATGTACTCGGACGCATCTTTACTTTGAGACCAAAGTAATCTACATCAGTTCCTTGAGGAGTTTCTCCCCATCCTCTTGGGTCAAGTTCTGCTTCATTTACGTCAGACCCCCAGTACAAACTCTTGCCTCCCTTTTGAATCGGCTTAAATCCTTGACCTTTATAGAACTTAGTTAATTTACTTTGACTTACTTGTCCCTTGTCCCACGGGAACAAAGTAAGAGCAATGCCATCTTCGCGAGCCATTGCTTGAAGTTCTTGCATTGCACGGCTACCCACACCTTGACGTAATGGATACGCTTGAAACCATTTGACTTCAACTGCACCTCGTTTACTAAAGCTAGGTGTTAATTCAAACATAGCAAACTGTTGATCATCTCCTTTGCCCCATATCATAACATGATTGTTTTGCATGGTAGTTGGATACTTTTGATAGACTTTTTCAATCCATGCTTTAGCCTGACCATTATCAAGTGGTCGTAGTTTTAACCTAACTGGTTCGTCGTTCTCGGATAAAAACTCACTTGCTCTCATTATTCACGCTCTGTTTTAAGAGTAGAACGAATAAACCATGCTTTTTTACCATATAGGTCTTGAAGTTCAGCCATGTAGTTAGCAATACCTTGTTGACGTTCATTTGTAGCTTCATCAAACATAGCAACCACAAGTTGACCCAGTGTTTCACAATCTTGTAGTAACTCAACAAACATGAGTTCTGCTCTTGGCACTTTAGTTTGGTCTTGAATGATACTTAGTTCAGCATAACGTGACAAACTGCCAGGGGTATATGATCCCAAGATTCTGATATATTCAGCAATAGGATCAATTGTAGCATTTACATCTTCATATACTGTATTAAAGAAGTCATGATATTGTGGGAAGTTGCTACCTTCAATATTCCAGTGAAAATTTTGACTTTTGATAGCAAATGCTTGTGTACTAGCCAATAACACTTTTAAGTTTTCTACTAACATATTAATCTTTCTTTTTAGTGTTGACGTTGATAGCTTTACCACTACGATCAGGATTAGGATCTTCTCTACGCTTTCTTGCTGCGGCACTTGCACGACCTTTTTTACCTAAACTGTGTGCTTTACTTTGTGGTAAGCATTTTGGTTTACCTTCACCGGGCTCTCTTGCACATGGACCTTTGATATTACCTTTAGTATCCATGCGTACCCATTTTTCTTTACTGAACCAATCGTGTAAACTCTCATCTACACTTTCAATACCTTCTAATATAGAACTTTCATTCTTCTTACCACCGTTGCCCCAATTACTTGCGCCTTTGTTACGACACTTGACTAATGCACCACTAGCATAAGCACTTGGCCATACACTATAACGACTCTTGACTTTATAGTAGCAAGCATCTTTCTTTTCATTCATCAATTCTTCACTGACCATTTCGCCACCGCAATGTGGACAACTTTCTTCCGCTAAACTTCTTGATGAAGTAGTTGGAGATTGCAGTGCCCTAGTTTTAACTCCAGGCATGCCACCTAATGTCGCTAATTTTTTAACCCAGCCTTCAGCGTCAGTATCATTAAGAGATGTAACTACAGTGCCATCGGGGTCAATAGAATCTATACCAGTAAGTTTATCGCTAGCATATCCTGTATTATCAAAATAATGTCCAGGTACTGTACCAACTTTATTAGAACGATCTAAGCGAGTTTTATACTCAGCATCCCCTTTTTGTTTGTGTACCTCTAAACCTTTAGAAATTGCTGCACGAACTTGTTGTTGTTGTGTGGTTTCGGTAGAGCCTTCCGCCACACCTTGCTGTTTAAAAGAATCAAAATGCTCTTGTGCTTGTTTTTTAGATTTATATCTGTGGATCTCACCTGTCGGACTTGTAACTTTGTATTCAACGTGGTCAGTTGTTCTTCCTGCAGGATTAGTTGTTCTTTCAATCTTTGGCTCAGTCTTTACAACTGGTCTAATATACTTTTTATATTTGTCTAAATCATTTTCTGCTATATCTTCATTCTTCACACAGTTGGGATATGTTTTACCAAACATCTTTTTGTTACCTTCTTTGTGGTAACCTTTCCAACATGCTTCATCTAAATTCTCTTGGTTTATGTGTGTTTCACACATGCCGCAATCTGGACATGTCATTTCCATCTCAATTGATTCATTATGTTTTTTCTTACCGGCACAATGAGCCTTTTGTGAGAATCCTTTTGGATGACTACAGTTGATTGAACTCTTGTACTTTTGACTCCAGCCTTCCGCCACACCTTTCTTCTTATCTACATCTTTGAATGCTTTATTAAAAATGTCAGTAGCTTGCTTAATTGTTTTTTTAGCAGTGGTTGGCGTGGCAGTATGTTGTGGGTCAGAGTCGCTATAGTGGTCTCTTGAACCATATGTGCTGTGACTTCTTGTGCCATCAGATTTCATACGACCTTTAGGAGATTGACTATCCATCTCCGCCACATCTTGCTTAGTATCGTTAGCAAATTGCTTTTTAGTTGCTTTTACTATACCACTAAAACGTTTATCGCCGCGTTTAAAGTCACCTTCTTTATCTGCTTTACTAGCATCGGCAGCAGCAGCCGTTTTGTATTTTGCTAACTTTTCAGTAGATAGTTCTGTTAAAAAATCTGATGGTTTCATATTAATTCTTTTTGTTAATTTTATCTGCTAATTTTTTACCAGGCTCTGCTTCTTTATCTTTAGCCATTTTTTCTTTTTGTTTGTCTGCGGCTGCTTTATATTCTGGACTATTAATATCTCGGTATGGAGTCTTTTGTTTTTCTTTTGGTACTGAACCCTCTGCTACTTTTTTCTTAGCAGCATCCCAAGCAGCATCAGTCTTTACATTATATTCTTTGCCACCGGCACCAATATCAGCAACTCTGCTGCCTATATCTTGTTTTGTTTTAACTACAGCTTTATTGTGTTTATCTACATTCTTTTGTAGTTTTTTAGCAAAGTCAATTTTGCCTTCCGCCACACCTTGAGTTTTGAATGGTGTCATTGGCTTTTTCGCAACTTGACTTGGTTTATTTGTAGGTGTAACTATAGATGCTAACTGATTACCTACAAATTTTACTCCTCTATCATCACGTTTAAAGTTAGGGTTTTTATTGTAGAAGTCTTGGTTTTGTTTGTTCATATAGCTAGTGTTCTTCTCACCTTCTACCATAGCATCTGGCTCCTGTTGCATCTCTTGGCTGCTGATTAGATAATCCATTACAGTAACCATCATGCCTTTTGCGGCGCCTATCTTCTCTGATACCCACTCTGGAAATTCAGATTGGACAGATAATCTTTTATCTAAATCACTAGCAGCACGGGCGATAGTGTGTAAACTATTCTTTAATGTGTGACCTTCATGTTCACCCTGATCTAAATCCTGTTTAACAAATCCGGTTCTTCTTGATCTGCCTTGTCCTGGGATAACGATTAAATCTTGTTCTGCTAGATCATCTTCATTAACTTTCTTCATATCGGATCTGATTTCCACCTTAGTCTTACCATATTTCTTTTTGAATTCTTCGTCAGTTAACTCTGTTAAATCTATCGTAAGTTGTTTGACTTTACCTTCATTAATGCTATTAGCGTAAGGACCCTTCTTTTTAGATTTGCCCTTCATTAATTGCTGTACAGGCTTTAATCCAGGAACATTGATATTTTCGCGGGTTTGAGTCATCATAGGCTGTGCTACGGTTGCAACTGATCCTGCTGTTGTTGTTTCTACTATTTGATTAAATCTCATGACGGTTTCCCAAAGTTATAGAGTATTTATCAAAATATCATAATATAGAAACTTTAGATTTTGCCGTTTGCTTTTGCAGTTGGGGGGATTCCTGCTCTACTGGTGTTCCAATAGAAGGCTTTTGCGTTCTTTTTTATAGAGTCTGGCCTAACATCCACAGTTAATGCTGTCTTAAATCGTGGGTCATTCTTTTGTTTTTCGCTTGGAATATACCCACTTGCTTCATTTATATTTTGTAAAACTTCTTTAGCATGGGGTAGAACCTGTTGCAAAGTAGGACATTTGCTTTTTCCATACCCCAATTCTAACAAATCTTTCTCACCAATCTCAATTTCTTCGGCGTTACCATTGTTTGGATATTTTTGTAACATACAATCTACATCTGTTTCACCAGTGATATCCAGACGCCATCTATCATCAAGTTTTACATACGCATGGATTAATACTGTACTACCTAGTTCTTCATCATATTCAACTAATGCCATTAATGGCAACTTAGATAGACGATGTAACGCAATGGCAAATATAGGACAATCACCTTCTTCAAAATCCATGTCTGCTGCTTCACTTATCCCACCACGATATTGATTATCTTTAACGCCAGCATAAGGACTTACTATTGGAGTTTTTTCAGCAGCAAATTGCATGGTGTAATCTTCACCCACAGCCTTCTGCTTTGGTATTCTTGACAATTCATACATAACCGAGGCATGTGTATCTCCCCTGAAAGCTCTATAACCCCATGCCTTGGCATAACGCTGTACTAATCTGTCATACAACTTAGCACGACTTTCTGGATTTGGTACAACATCATCTGGACCGTAATTTATAGATGGATCAAGTAATTTGCTTGCTGAGAAATATATTTTTAGTGGTTTGTATTTTGTAATAAATTGTTGAATAGCAGTTAATACTGTAGCAAATACTTTTTGTGCATCACCCTCACCTGTTACTTCTTGACTGTTGTTTCTGTAAAATTCAATCATCCATGTCTTATCATCAGGTTTAACATTATCTTGTTTATTAAACATAATGCTTAAATTTGTACCATCAGGTAATCTAGCTAATGCATCAATATCACCGTGGTCACCTTTTTCCCATGTTATTGGATATGGTTGATCAAACCCTTCATCTATATTTTTCATTAAATATTGAGCATCACCTGACTTCTTCCATGCAGTCCACATTTTCTTACCAGGCGGCAATTGTGAAGCACTAGGTTCTATTGTGTTACCTAGCATTCTAGCATACGCATACATTGTACTTGCAATACCTTGCTTTTGATAATCTGGATGAACATTAGTTAATGCGCTTACTAACGAGTCACCAAATGTTGTATAAAATTCAACCCGGCCAATCATCTTGCCATCATCATAGCATTTAATAACAAACACAGGTTGCTTGGGGTCATATACATCAGGTTCTAACGCCGCAGTATAAGTATAGTCACCAATCTGTTGAGTATGGCTAAATCTAGGATCTAGCACATCTGGATTGATTTCTTCATCAATATTCTGATACATGGTTTCAACTGTCAATATCTCACTATGTAACTTGTCTCTTAAATCATATAGTTTTGTAATGTACCCCTGGCTACGCAACATCTTATATGCTAAATTCTCAGGACCAAACTCACCACCTTTATCTAACCCTGCTTGTCTATATCTTTTGATTGTGTCTATTATATGTTTTACTTTGCTATATTTTCTTGACTTGAGGGCTATCTCTATTAAACTTAATAACTTTTCATACTTAATTTTAGTAGCAGTTTGGTCAAAATCACTTCTACGCTTAGTGGGTATTCTTTTCCACTCATCATTCATTACACTATATTCACCCAAACTTACTACAGGTTGTCTAGAATCCTGTACATATAATTCTACTGGAATAGTATGTATTTTTATATCATGCGATTCATTGTATATTGTTTTCTTCGCAAGAAATAATTCTTTATATACTTCATCAACAGGTAAATTACCCATGTCTACTAATATATGTAAATCTAAATCACTGTGCTTTGTATAACTGAATGCAGCATTGCTGCCTGATATTGTTATGTCTTTTACATCTAAATCATGTACACCCAATTCTTGTAAAAAATCTTCTGCTATCTTTATAAGCTGGTCTCTAACTTCTGGACGTAGTTTAGTTCCATTCCATAACTTTGGGTTAAGTTTATCGTGAAAAGTGACTGCATCACTTAGTTTAAAACTATTAAGTTCTTTTGTGTTCATTTTTGGGATATGGTATAGGCGGCTTAGGTGGATATTTTGGGGGCTTATGTCTAAACCAACTCATATATGTATTTAGTTTTATATTAAAAAAGCCCCTTTCGGGGCCTTGTTATGCTGCTTTAATTGATTTGATTTCGTTACCATCTTTGTCAACTAATTTCATACCTAAACTTTGTTGTTGTTCCAAGAACATTGGTCCAACTGTTTTAAGCAAATGTTCCTGATTTTCCATACAGAAAACATAACTACCACTGTGACGTAATAGAACACGCTTGTCCATCCAAATACGTCCGCCCATGTCACGCCAGTTTTCACAGAATGTCCAATCTTCACTATAGTAACGATTCTGACGCACTGCGGTGTCAAAATATGTTTTCAAGTGTGCATCATACTTTGGATCTAATCCAATGTCATTTTTGTATTGTTTAACTGCTGGGTGAGATTTGAGTTTATCAAACACATGTTTCTTCATTAATAAGAAACCAGTACCTGCTTTAGATACTTCTTGCAATCCGTCTGGTCCTTCTTCAGCACCTTCAAATCCATTAACTACCCACTTGATGGGCATAGTCTTCATTGGATACAATCCACCGATAACATCAACGTCACGGTTTAACAATACCAACAAATGCCACGGCTCCCAACCAATGTCGGCGTCAACAAAGAATAAATGTGTTGCATCTGGCATATCTAAGAACTTAGCAGTTAGTGTATTTCTAGCACGGCTTATAAGTGATTCGTTGACCATTGTTTCCAAGGTCCAGTCAATGTTTAATTGACGGGCTGTGTTAGCCCACTTGATGAAACTCATAAATGTTGATTCAGTCAACATACCACCATAGCAGGGCATAGCAATATGCACTTTGGTTGTACGTAGAAAGTCTACATTTACTTGTACTTGCCCGGCTACCGGAGCTTGTTCTGCCGGAGCATCTGCTGCTTTTTGTGCTTGCTCTGCTACTGCTTGAGCAGCAATTTCTTGTACCATTTCTACGGGTACAGTTTTTTCTTCTGTTGCTTTGGTTTTCTTTGTTGCCATAAGGTCCTCTTGTTAAGATATAATTATTTACATCAGGAAGAGGGGTACGAATTATTTTTCTTCTAAATAATCCGTGCTTTCGGTAACATTACTTTCTTCATTGCCCAAGTGCTTTTTGATTCCAAGCACATCACCTAACATATTTAAACTTGCTAAATATTTTTTATTTGAGTTGTTGGCTCTTTCACTATCCCAATGAGATTTGTCCCCATTATAGTTCATGTAGTTGTCACTGTACTTAACCATCATTGCTAATTTGTTTCCGCTATCAATAATATTCTTAATATTGTCTGCATAACTTAAATTCTTATTTTTAGTTAACAATTGAACCGCTTGTATTACTTCTTTACTAAAGCCTTTTCGTGTAAGTTGCTGTGGAGTATAAGGTGTATCTTCTAATACATCATGCAATAATGCTACTTTAACTGCTTCTGGAGTAAACTGAGTACCAAAGAATTTCTTGCCAATATTAGCAACTGCTTTTGGATGACTTGAGTAAGGTGCTGAACCATACTTTTGCCCTTGTTCAGTATCGTGCGCTCGTTGAATAAACTTTTTAGTGTTTCTAACAGTATATTCATTAACTGTTTTGGGATAACCACGCTTAATATTTAATCTATATGATAAGCCCTGTTTATCTAATATATTTGACAGAAATTGTTCAGCTTCTTTGGCACTTTTAAATTTGGTACCTAAATTATAAGTTTTAGTTGTCCCGTCTTCTAATGTCACAACCGCAATGATAACAGGTTCCATTGATGACTGAGATTGTGGTACTTCACTTGCTTGACTTCCCAATGCGGTTGCACCTAATGCAACTGCTGACCCTGCACCTCTTAAGAATCCCCTACGACTTAAATCTTCATCGGTTTGCGTATAAGCCTCTTTCATCAACTTAAGCATTTTGTACTGTTGTTCTACGGTTGCTTCTTTCAATAAAGGACGCATCTTGGCAATATGTTCTTTTATATCACTTGCTTTTCTTCTGGGTTTTGGTGTATGAAATTGAACAAGATTCTGTTTTGCAGTATTCATCATATCCAATACTTCTTTATCATCAAGTGCAGGACTCATTGCTTGACGCCATACTGCAAATTGTTCTTGTTCAGTTTTGTTAGGGTCAAGCAATACTTCACGCATTGGGGTCGCACGAGGTCCTTCGTGATAGTCAGGACTATCTACATCACTGCTCGGCTCTTTAGTATCTTGTCTACTAATTACGTTTAGACTATTCAATCCAAAGTTCTTGTATGGAGGAAGACCTGACTTGTCTGGTCTTGTTAGATATCCAAATGCTTCTTTTTGATCAGCACCAACGACTAGTGTAACATCTGTTATACCTTTAGTCGCTAAGTCAGCTAGTACATGATTCAATGTTGGAGCTTCTGCTGTTGGTAAGCTAAACATACTAGCGTACTCGGGAAACTTCTTTTGATACATCTTAAGTTTTGTCTCTGGAGGAATGGGATCATCTTTACCAAAACTGCGTGATACTACAAAATAAGGTGTTGCACCTGTAGCCTTTGCTTGATGTATAACTGCTTTGACCAATGCATCATGACCAGTATGTCCCATACCACGGCCCCAACCTAACACAGCACTCTTACCACTTTGTGCTTCGTTAACCACCGATTCTTTCGGACTCCAGTTAGTCTGATCAATTGTTTTAATAAATTGTCCGGGTATGTCATAATTGAATTGCTTGCCGGGATGTGCTTGTGCATAACCTTCTGGTTTGGTTTGCTTAATGCCACCGTGTAAACCTTGACTTAGTTGATTAATCAATACATTCTTTTGCTTGCTGATACCTTCAACTGCACCCAATGTTGCTTTCAATCCTTTTGGATCACTTAATAACGTTTGTGCTTTCTTGGGACTTAGGTTTGCATTAGCCCATTCAGGGAAGTCAGCTAATAAGCCTTCAGTACGTAAGTGTTTATTCAAATAAGAATATAGTTCTCCGCCTGGATTACTTAATCCAGGTTTAGGTGCTAGATAGTTATCAATTAGTTTAGCATTTGCTGTGAGAAACTTTTCCATGCTATCAAGCCCTTGTGTATCTAACGGTACAGGCTCTTGAACATAGGTAGTGCCTTGCACAATTACACCAGGAACACTTAAACTTTCCGCATTAGGCAATCGTTGTTCGTCACTACTACCCATTGATGGATAGTAGCCAGTTGCTGCTACCATAACTTTTGATTTAGCAATTTTCTTGCCTAACTCACTATCTACTGGTATATGAAATGTAGTGATGTTTGGGGTAAAGTCGTATGTGTTTGTTTCACGATTTACTACAGGCATAGCACTAGTACCATCTGGTTTAGTGCCAGGATAGAATAGTAACCCACCTTCTAAGTAACCTTGTTTAGGACTAATCTTTTCAAAGTATGGCCATAAACTAGCAAACTGATTAGCGAATTGTTGTCTAGCTTTAGGA